TACCAGTTGCATTACCTGTTATGTTACCTACAAAAGCATCTGCTGTTACTGTTCCATCAAAGAAAGCATCTTTAAATTCTAAAGAAGAAGTTCCTAAATCTATTTGATTATTTGTTACAGGAGATAATGCTCCGTCACCAATAGTTAATCTACCTGCACCACCTGTAGCTACTGTAATAACATCAGAGCCACTAAAAGTAATTGATGTATTTGTATCACCATCACCTGCAATTGAATCTAATTGTACAGCACCTACATTTGATAATGTTGCATCACCAAAGTCTAACGCACCTGCTACTGTTAAAGTACCAGATATATCTACATTACCATTTATATCTACAGTTGTAGCCGCTATTTGTATTTCTGTATCCGCAACTAAATCTAATTGTCCATCAGTAGATGAATTAATATATATTGCCGTATCTCTAAATTGTAATTTTTCTGTGCTTGCTACAAGTAAGTCATCTGAAAATTCAAAATAATCTTCATCTTCCATCCACTTTATAACACCATCATTTGATTCACCATCAAATGTAACTGTTATATCTGTTCCTGCTGTAGCCGCTCCAAATGTTAATGTATTACCAAGTAACTTTGTAATTGGGCCACCTTCTGCCGCAGTACCATCGTGACTATGGCCTGTACCGGCAACAAATGTTGCTAATAGTTGGTCAAATTCAGCATTAAAATGAGCTGCTTCAATAGTAGAACCATCTACAATAGTGCCACTACTTTGTCTAGTATAGGTATCTCCCATTATCTTCTTCCTCCGTTAACGTATTCTAATTCATATCCTTTTAAAGATATGGGTGTTTTATTACTTGCATCATTTAATTTTAATGCAACTACAAATCCAGAACCTTCAACTGAATGTCTTGCTAAAGGTATTCCAGAATCAGCCGCATATATAGCACTTCCGTAAGAGCCGCTTCCATAAAAATTTGCTCCTCCCCCTTCTCTTAATGAGTAAGAAGAAGGTTGGGGAGTACTTGCGTCTTCAAAATCATATCGTAATTGAAATGTTTGATTATCTGAATCAATGTCATCACTAGTATCGTAATTTAATAAAACTCTTTGCATACTTTTTCTTATACCAGGGTCACCTAATGATAAATCTGGTGAACGATAAAATCCCGATACATTTGTTGTTGATGATGCATATGTAAACACATTGCCAGATTGCATATTATATACATATCCATCGTATCCACCATATACAGTTGTTTCTACATTACTAATTAAATCATTAGTACAACAAGCAGGTTTAAGTCCTTTTAAATCTGCGTATTCAAATCCTAATGTTCCAGTTTCTGGATTAGCTTTTAATACAGATATAATTCCCTTTTGTGTAGTTTCTGTTGCGTTTGTTTCTGGATAAAATAATCTATATTGAGATTTAGAACCAATAACTGTTGCTGTAATATTATCATAACCAATTTCAGAAATTCTAGCTTGTATTTGTTTAGACACTGTGCCTAATTCTACATCACCAATTCTTTCTGTACCTGCAATAGTTCTAAATCCATCTTTAGCTAAAAATATAAGGTCACCACCAAGTTCTTGAATTGAGTGATGAGATAATGTACCTACGTCTTTTGCAATCTCTGCTAATGCAAAATCACTTGAACTAGTTCCTGTTATTTTATATATACTGTCTTCACAAAATACAAACAATGTATCACGAAAAACTTTTATTCCTGTAATAACATTACCTACTTTAATTGTCCCACCACCTGTATCAAAATCGTCTTCTGTAAAAGGGCCAGAAAATTGTAACGTAGATATTGCATTTGACATACCTGCATAAAACATATGGTTAGCAAATGATTTAACAAATTTAGGATTAGTTGGTGCTGTTCCTCCACCTGTTGCATTTATTACATCTTCTGAATAGCTTGTATCTAAAGTAAATGCTGCTGCTTGTCCTGTAGCAATAATTATTTTATTTGTTCCATTAAAATTAAATTTGTCAAAATCATAAGTATTAGTTGTTCCTTTACTTGTTGCTCTAGATGTCCAACTTCCAGAAGTACTTCCTGTATAAACAGTACCACCTCTACCTGCTACAATTAAATTATTAAATATTGCAACTAAATTTAATCTTTCTGTTGAAGCAGAAACTTGAGGAACTATAGTAGAATTATATTTTGCTGTTCCAGATATTTTTTTGTATCCACCTTCTATATCTGGTTCAAAATTCTGTAGTCTAAGAGCTTCTCCTGGTCTCATTGTAAAAACATCTCTATTTAATACAAGTCCTCCATAACAACTTACGACTGTAGGTTGTAGCTGTGAAGTATTAGGCATAATTAACTCTAAAGTCTCTCATATAAGAAGGCTTTCCTATTAAATCTCGTTGTAAAGCTTTTAATCCATCGTTATATTCTCTATTTGCAATAGAAGCATGGTCTGGGTCAGAACGTAATTGATAAGCATAATATTTTGCTCTTTTAACTATTAAATCTGCATATCTATCATCTAAATCTGGTATGTCACCATGTGCAGATAATTCAACATGCTCTTTCCAATATTCAAAACAAATTCTGTAATCATTTTTATCTGGTACAGGAGATACTCCTAATTTACCACTTTGTGTTTTGTATACACATTCTGGTTCACCATTTGATGTAGAAAGATTACCTAAATCTCTTTCTGAATATTGTCTCCACCAATCATTATAAGTTAAATAATGCAATTGATTTGGATGCATATCTTTTGATATTCTTATATAATCTACATCTAAATTAGTTGCTGTAGATGTATTATTTAATGTAACAAAAGTTGTTTGTGCTGTTGCAGTAAATGTAGTATCTAATACAGCACCTTGTCCAAAATCTGTAACTGTTAAAGTTGTGTTTAAATTTTGTGTTCCTTCTGCTGCAGTACCTACTTGTATTTTTAATGCTTGTCCTACACTATTAGAATCAAAAACTCTTATCTGTAATCTATATTGTGTATTTTTATTTGTTGATAATGCTTGGTAAATAGCATAGTCATTTAATCTTGCTCTACCATTACCACCACTATTATAAGCTGCACTTCCTGCTCCTGCTATAGTAGTCCAACTAGTTATGTTAGAAGTAAATTCTCCATTAGTAACTAATTCTTTTGGTTTTAATATAAATGAATCCCAATCTATTTTACGCCAATTTAAATCTCCACTTTGAGGTAAATCTGTTGAAGGCAAAGTATATTCTCTTTGACCTGCATTTGTATCATAATATGTTTCTTTATGAAGACTAGGTAATTCTTCTAATTCATTATATATATCATGCAATGAACGATTAACAAAATTTTTAGATGATGTTTGAATTCCTCTACTAATTGAAAAACTAGTTGAAGTTAATTCAACTTCATTTAAATCTGCTAAAACTCTATTTGTTAATACTAAGTATGTTGCCATTAATTATTTTCTTTTTTGTTTTCTAATAAATTTAATATTTTATCTAACTTACTTTCTAAATTATCTACTCTTTTTTCTATACTAGAATTAGTCTTAGGATACATTTGAGTAATTTTTTGACCCGAAGATGCTTTAG